AAACTTCCGCGTATCACTACAGTTCCAGCAGGCTTTCCGCTTACAAAAGAACCTCTTGCAGTGTCTAGGAGTATTTGTCCTCCTGCTTCTACTTTTACAGTATAGTTACCGTTGTTTACACTTAAAACTTTTGACATCTATATCTTCCTCAGTAACACATAAGTCTGTGTTGAATCATAATCTAATTCCCAATTGTATTTGATATTATCGAAATCTATCATAATGTTATCTATAATTTTATGAACAAATATAAAATTAACCGTTTTACAACATAATGCCCAAATAGACATTTCGTTTTCTTTTAGATCTTCAATTTTCTTTGCAACAAGTTTACAAATACCTTGATTGCCATCTTCATCTTTAACTTCAAATTCTGAACTATTAAGTTGGGCTAAGACAACACCGTAAGGTGTTGCCTCAGCTTTTCCAATTTTAACTGAAACTACTAAGTCTTTTAGATTCTTTAAAAAATCCCAAAAAACATTAATTGGATGTTCCATTAATTTATTCCTTATGCGTCTTCTGTGAAGTCGTCGTCATCAGTGCCAATTAATGTGTTGTCGTCACCAGCTTCTTCAACTTGTGCTGCGCCATCTGAAGTAGATGTGCTAAAGTTCCATGGAACACTAGTGCCGTCATAAAGGTTTGTGCCTGTTGCACTTGGTGCTGACAATGTTGCTTTACGTCCAGTAATTTTACTTACTGTGTATGTTTCTGCATCGTCCATTTTGAATGAAATAGCCATTTCGCCTGCTGCTAGTGCCGCTGGTAATTTGCCTGTTGTTAGTGTACAAGTATATAAGCCTGCTGTACCAATTTCTTCACATACAAATTTCTTTGAACCTTTTTGCTTTACGATATAACCTTCTTTAACTGCTGTGTCGTTATGAAAGTTTACTTTGATTTCGTTGCCGGCTGCTGTAGGGCCTACGCCTGCTGCACCAAACAATCTTTTATTAAGTGGTCTTCCCATTTTTTTTCTCCTATAAAAAGTAGTCCTATGCCCGTTCTATGAGCTACGCTGTGGGTACAGCATAAGTCCGCCTTGCGGCACACTATCTGACACAAGTATTTATCCGAAAAGGAAAAAGGCCCGCACTAGGCGAGCCTTTTAGAATAAGGGTGATAGGTAGGATTTAATGATCACCTACAAGTGCCGGTACAGATCATTTCTGTGTCACCAGCAAAGCCTAGCATCGGATAGTTACTTCCAAAATCCACATCTCTGTATCTCTACAGTCATGCAGTGCCACTACAGCTACTAGCCAAGTTACGTCTCTATAAACGCATTTCCTTGCACTATCTAACTTAGGATATCTCCTAACTTATGTACTTATAGTAACAAACTATTAAGCAGAAGTCAACCTTTTTTTTAATAAAAAGTTAACTTTTTTTATGTGGCGCTGTTTAATGATTTGTTGAAAGCACCAAAGCGTGTAATTATCCATAACACTCTCCTTGTTAAAGGGTTAAGTGCGTTCCTTCGCTTATGCTACTCCCGGCCTATTGGCTGAACGTAATATTATTTAGTCAAAAAAATAGGCCCCGTAGGGCCTATTTTGAAGTTTATAATTACTAATCTTAGCTGAAGCTTAGGTTTGCTGCTGTTACTTCTACTTTTTCCAAGTAGTCAGCTGCGTTACCAAGCGATGAAGCTGTGTTTGATAACTCAACATATCCGTAACGTGTCATAAATGATACGACTGGCTCGAATGATGTTGGGTCAAGCACAACGCCTGAGCTCATTAGCGGGATGTATGGGCAATAGAATGCCGCTGCATCTGACTCGCTTGAGCCTTTGTAACCAACAAGTACATCATCGTCTGCAGCATATGTATTAACGTAAATTTTCATTGCGTTATTTAATGTGCCAACGAATTTTGTGTTTGTTGGAGCTTCAAATGTGCCTTCAGTTGTTCTTGCAAACGCAGAAGTTGTTGCACTTTGTAGCACAGTTAAGATTGCAGGAGATACAACAGCCCAGTTACCTGCGCCTCTACGTGTTCTCTGTGCAATTCTATTTGCTGCTCTGTTAACAAGAACTGCAAGTGCTGCATGTTCGTCGCCAACAAAAGTAGCTGTACCTGATACTGCAGCCTGGTCAAATGTATCTGTACCAGTTCCTGCTAGTGTAGCAAGTGAACCAAGAATTTCTTGGTCGATTTCAGCAGTAATTTCTTGTGCTAAAGCAGCCATAATTTCTGCTTCAACGTCGATACCATGCTGTGACTGTGCGTCCTGTGCAGATTCAAAAGTCCAGCGAGCTGATAGCTTTCTGGTTTTTGCTTCTACAGTTTGTTTCAAGATTTGAATTGACATTCTGTTTCCAGCTGCCCCTTCAAGTGCTGCTGTTGCATCTGCTTTTGCAGTTGTAGCGTTACCTGAATATGCTTCCGCAATCTTGAATGGTGAAAGTGCTTCTTCTCCAGCAACTGCACCGGCTGCGCCTGTGCCTGCTGTGTCTGAATAACGTACTCTCAATGTGTGGATTTGACCCACTGGTCCTGTCATAGGCTGAACACCGACGATCTCGTTTGCGATCACAGTTGGCATTACACGTCTGATGACTGGTAAAATAACTCTGTTAAGAGTTGCAACATTACCGGCTGAGGTAGCACCTGCAGTGGCTGTCTCTGAAAGATACTTACGAGTATTTTCAAGAGTGCTTGCCATTACCTGTTTCTTTGTGCCTTGAAGGCCTTCAAGAAGTGCAGTTTTGGTGTCCTGCCAGCGACTTTCTAGTAGTTCTGACATTTGGTTTCTCCTTATTTTAATCCTGCAAGTCTACGGATATCAACGACGTTGTTATCTATGCTTGCGTTGTCATGACTTTTTATTTCTTCTCTATTGCCTGTATGTGATGTGCCTTCTGTCAGTGTTGCCTTCTTTTCTGGAGTTTTACCGTCAATGACCGCCGGTAGGTACTTGTCAAACTGTGATTTAAGTTTGGCAGTTTGAACTGATTCCAGTAAATCTATCATAATTTCTTTTTGGTTTCTGCTAAGAGGACCAATTAATTCATTTATGACTTCTTTTCTTTGAGCTGCACTAGTCATGCGTTTGATTTCAGCTTGTTTAGCTTCTGCTAAAACACGCTTTTCCTCAACCGCTTTCTTAGCTTCTGTTAGCTGCTTGTCTTTGATCTTAATAACTTTCATTAACTTTGCAGTCTCTGAATTTTCATTAAGATAGCTATTGCCATATTCTGCGGCAAATGCTTCAAACAGTTTACGCCCAAAATCATTTTTACGTGCTGCTTCAATATCTTCTTTTAGCTGACCAATTTCGTTATTTAAAACTTTGTCAGTAATAGAAGCTACTTTCGCCGCACTCTTTTCAACGAACTTAGTTTTAAGCTCCTTGAAGTGTCCCTTTGCTTCACGAATTAATCTTACTTTCGTTTCAGCTAGGTCTTTTTTATCTTCATTAAACTCTGCAATTTCTTTTGCAAGTGATTCGACAACGAAATCTTCGAGCATACTAAACTTGCTAGCCATACTCTTTTGATCTTCGTGAAGTTCGTTTACTTCCTTAGCTAATGATTCAACTACAAATCCTCTTAACAGATTTGCATTTTCGCGCATAGCAACAGCATACTTTGCTTTTGCTTCTGCAAGTTGTTTACGATCATCGGCAAATTCTTCAATTTCTGAAGCAAGACGTTCAGTAACCATAGAGTCAATAGCCTCTACCATTGTTGATTTGTCATGTTCATACTTTTGAGCGAACTCTTCGCGAAGTTCTGCTGTAACCGTTTGACGATTTTCTTTAATCCTCTGGCTCCATGCTTCTTCGATTTCGTGGCGCACTTCTTCGGAAACTACGTCATTTTCAAAAAGTGTTTTTAGTGCATCCAACATATTATTCTCCTTTTATTGGAGTCGACTGATTATGTTAATCAGTGATTCTTTTAGATATTTTTGTGCCTTTGTGTCGTGTTTCGTAGCCTGTGCTAATTCGTAAGCCTTCATTCCGCCACGTGCATTCATTAGATGCTCGTAGATTGGTGTTGGGTATGCGCCAGGTGCACTAGGTTGTGCAACAACGTCTACCGTAATTATTTCAAAATCAGAAACTTCTCCGTTTCCGCTTTCACTAACGTTACCAGAACCTCTTGACGAGACACCTAGTTTCACACCTGATTGTATCATTGTGCTAACTAGGTTTCCCATCGGTGTTGGTAAAATTTTCATCTTTCCATAACCATTTGGACCGTCCATCCACATTTCAGTTATCATGTGGCTAACTCTATCCAGGTTAATATTAAGTCCTTCAGGATGATCAACTTCTCCGAGAACTGAATATCCTCCGCTTACTTGATCATTGAGAGTTTTGACAGCCCTGCCAATTTCATTTACAGGGTACACACGCTGATTAGCATTGCGTACTCCGCCTTGTATACAAATTCCTTTCATAAAAAGGTCTTTGCCATCGTTGGCATTCTCAACCACCATTTGGGCTTGGTCGAATGTCAGGTGTTCTCTTAATAGATTAGTTTTCATCCATCGTTCCTAAATTTAGCTGCCAATCATTGACTTTTTATTGTCAGCTGTGTCGCCTGCGCCTTTTTTCTCTGCGCCGTGGCCTTTTGGCATATTAGACATTGATTTTGATGCTTTTCCTCCAGGTACGTTAACGTTTCCTGCATTATCTTCTTTCGTTGAATTTGCAGCTAATCCGCCAGTTGTTCCTTTTGTGTCAGCTTCTCCGCCTTTTACCAAGTTTGAGCTTGTGCCGCCCATGTCATTTTTACCTGCTACGACTGATTTGGCGTTTGCACCATTGTCACCCATTGAAGCTGATACTTTTTCAACATATTCACGCATTTGCTCACCTGCAGATTTAGCTACTTCTTCGACTTCTTCGTCATCACTAGCTTCGTCTACCTCTTCGTCATTTGCTTCAAAGTTATATGACTCTTCTTCAGCGTCTGCATCCATATCCATATCAGCATCGCCTTCTTCGCCTTCATCTTCTTCGTCGCCCATGTCATCTTCATCGCCATCTTTATCACCTAGCATATCTTCAAATTCTGCTTTAAGGTCTTCAAGTTCAGCTTCTAAATCCATAATGTCGCCTTTAGTTGCTGGCTCATCTGAGTCACCTTCGTCACCCATATCCATTGCCATGTTGTCACCAGCGTCTCCGCCCATG